TCTGCTGGGACTTCTGCTGGGACTTCTGCTGGGACTTCTGCTGGGACTTCTGCTGGGACTTCTGCTGGGACTTCTGCTGGGACTTCTGCTGGGACTTCTTCTAATGGCTCATCGTTATAAATATCATCAACGACCGCAATAATAACAGGTTCTAGTCTATCCATTTCAATTCTTTTTGTCTCGTTTTTTATTTTTCTTGTTGTGGCGTTCATACGTATATTATAATTTATATTTTTCAATTGTGATTCTAATGTATTACGTAATAATTTATAATAACAACGTTTTTCATATATTTTATCCAATGTTATTTGGCGAATAGCATACATTTGATTCATTTCATTTTGAAGATATTCCATTTTATCATTGATCCATTTGAGTTCAGAGTGGAATTCATCATACAAAACATTCGATTCTTCTACATGTATTTTTTGTATATTTTCACGTATTATATTTGCTTGACGATGAATTTCATGATTTACATGACATCTACAACAAGGGCATACTGGAATCGTAATTTTTCGAAAACAACAAGCGTGAAAACTATGCCCACATTCAGTCGTATGTAAAACTCTTCGATTGAATGTCAAAGATTCCATACAAATTGCGCAAACATCCTTTTCATTTCTGTAATTGTTATTTGAAGCTTCCATTGTTAAGATTTTTTGATATAAATATTCAAATCAATAAAAATAAAATCAATTTTCGAGATTTTCGACATGTTTTTGATTTTTGTATTTTTGAAAATATAACACGTTACATTTGAAATGTATCACATTTTTCAGATGCAGGAACTATTTTCAATACACATTTTGATTTAACACCATTCATGGGTTCAACACACCCATTATGTTTTTTCATTGTTTTACGGCGTATTTCCACTTTTTTCAAATCTTTTACACATCTTGATCTAAAATGCTCATATCTATCACGTATAATTTCATAAGTCAATCCCGATTTTTTCCCCAACATATTATTTATCAATTCATGTAAACGAAAAATATAAAAAGAAAATGTATAACGATCATGCATATCTGACATTTTCAATGGTAATTTTTTGAAATTTTGTTTCAAATTTTTACGACATTTACCACATGGCAAAACATTGTATAAACTATAGACAAAATTATAGTAATCACGTTTTTCTTTTTGTGTAGGACGAACGGGATAATTGAAACTCATAGTATGTAGGTAATGCCACATACTTGGTCCCCATACACTAGTAAGCATACCATCATTACTATTATATTCTTCTGGTGTATATAATAGTTGTATTTTTGGTTTGTTCATCGTTTTGTTCATCGTTTTGTTCATCGTTTTGTTCATCGTTTTGTTCATCGTTTTGTTCATCGTTTTGTTCATCGTTTTGTTCATCGTTTTGTTCATTATTTCTAAAATAGAAAACTAATATCTTATAATATAATGCGATTTAGTTTATTATAAAAATAAAATATATCTATTCATAATATAATAAATAATATGGCATCTAAGTTAATTAATACAATTCTAAATACTTTACAACCTTATGGGAATTATATTTTTTATATAATTATTTTCATCATTTTTTTAGTAGTTGCTATTTTAGCGTATAAACAATATGCATCACCAGTAATAAATAAATCATCATTTACGGATGTTGCTAATGCCAACAATCAAAATGTATCTCTTGATATATTCTTTTTTTACGCAGAATGGTGTCCTCATTGTAAAAATGCAGAACCACAATGGGACGATTTTTCAAAGAATAATGATGGTAAATCATTCAATGGTCTGAGATTGAAATGTCATAAAATAAATTGTACTGACGATAGTTCTACGAAAATTTTTGAAACAGGTATAACTACTGCTGAAATGATAAAAAAATACAATATTGAAGGATACCCAACGATCAAATTGGTAAAAGGAAATACTACATATGATTATGATTCAAAAATTACAAGAACTTCTTTAGAAACTTTTGTCAATACAATTTCTACAAAATAAATTTGTGAATAATAAAAATATATAACGACGTAATAGCTTTATTATCATTATTCAATAGTATAAATTGTGATTCTTAGTCCAAATTATTATTTTATTCTACAAAATGGACAAGGATCATCATTAGTAATAATATAACAATTACAACATACACAATGACCACATTTCAAATCTATATTCAATTCAATTTCATAACATATTCCACATTCCATTATATTATTTAATTTTGTAAATAGACGTATTTTATTATTATAAATGTTGATTCTATCGTCCGTTCTTCCATTAGATAATAATTTTCTATAAATATCATTATCTTTTTCCCAATTATAATCATCAATATATTTGATGAGTTTTATATTTTCATTCCAAAACAATTTTCTTTGTTCCAAAAATTGTTTTTTCATTGGTACACTTTTACACCGTTCAATTGCCATAAAATAATATTCTTTTACATAATCATGTAAGTCAGATGTTGAATAAAATGCGGCCAACTGGATCATTGCTTCTGAATCTTGATATTTTTCTATTGCTAATTCTAAATATTCGATCATTTTTGAACTACATTTTTCATTTTTATAAAAATCGGCAAAATTAAGAATTGGTTTTACATTATCACTATGTTCAATAGTAATCAAATATTGTTTTTCTATAAATGGTATTATATAGTGTTGATTTTCATAATAAAGTGCTAATCCATGTGCCCAATAACCACAAATTTCAGATGCTTCTTCATATGTTTTTACAATTATTTCTTCATTACCATCATAATTTTCTTCTTCTAATTCTTCTGCTTTTTTATCTAATAAATATCCGATCTGCATCAATCCTAAATATTCGTATTCGTATTCTTGTTCTTGTTGATTTTCCATTTTCAGTAATATTATTTATTCATAAAAACAAATAATATTTCAATTTTACGGATATTTTATTGTAATTATATTACTCATTATTTGTAATGACACTCTTTAATGGCGTCCTCGACGGTTTAATCATCTTCTTTTCTCTCTCTAAAATAATTCATAATATCATCTTTAAATTCTTCTGTAAAATTATTAGTGGGTACTAATATTCCGCTTTCATCTGTAGTTAAATGAAATATTGGTGAATAATTATGTTTTATAAGAATTTCATTTCTCTCAACATATTTACGATTCATTTTGTTTCCATGAAAATGGTGCCTAATTACACCAGGCACATATCCAAGACGTAGAGATTTTGCATTCTTTTGATAAGATAAAAAAGAATTTTTGTATTCATTACTATATTTTTCATTAATAATTATCTTGATTTTACCAATAAGAGATAATGATATTATATTGTCACCTGAACCCAATATACCATATTGATATAGCCCCCCTAATTTTTCATAGCTCTTACGTGTCATAGCCCATGCAAAACCTGGGTGCCAATAGTCTAATTTTTTTGATGAATATTTTTTATTTTTGTTATAATTATAACCAAAACCCTGAAATAAATTCAAAGTTGTATAATCTTTATCCATATCAACACAATGACTAAACAATTGTATTACATCTTTAGAACCATTCAATATTTTTAAAGTTTCTAATGCCCAATTATCATTTTCAAATTCAATATCACTATCAATCCACGCAAATGCTTTATAGTTTGATGGAAGTAAATATTTAACACCTAAATTTATCATATTTTCTTTATGCCATATAGGTGTTTGTGTATTAAGTTGTAAATGTTTTGGGTTACTTTTATTTGTTATTATAAATTTTTGACCTTCATAAACCATTTCTACAATATAAAGTTCTACATTTTCTTCTTCTTCTTCTATTCTTTTCACGAATTCATTTATCAAAATATAACGTTTTTTATAAAGACACGGATTAGATATAACAATTATTACATTTAATTTTTTTTCAATTGGCTCATTATTTTTGATTGCATACTTTATATTATTCATTTTGTAGTTTAAAGAATCTATTTCTGTTCCATACATTAGAGTCATTATATATAATTATATAATTGTATAATATTTATATTTTTAACAAATAAATTAATATATATTTCATTATTTTTTCTGTCAAAATATATTGTTTTTATTACTTTTCTATAATATTGATCGCGGTTAGTCGCCAACAAATCCCAAACTGGCATTGTTCTCCAAATCTTCATTTTTAAAATCCATATTATCAATAAAATTGCTAATTTTCAAAGCATCTTTACATTTATCATTCAAAAACAAATTGATGTTGAATTTATTCATATTATGAATATTTCCGTTCAATGTATTTGTCACAATGGTATTCTTTGTAGAAGATATTTCGAGAACCTTACTTACCAATTCCTTTGTATCTTTACTATGTTCTTTTGATTGTTCTACTACAAAATTACGAAGTTCTTGGTTCTCTGAAAACAGTTTGTTAATAATAAGAATATATAAATCTTTGTTTGATTCTATATTTTTGATATTATTTTCTTTTTCGAGAACCTCAGGCAAAACGTTCGATTCGGGTTGTCTGGATAAATCACATACATTTTTTGACGATTTTTCAACAAAGGGCAATGATTCACATTTCTTTGAATGCGCCCAGCAACTTTTATAATTTTTGTATATTTTATTACATTTATCACATTGATACAACGAGATATTACCTTTGAAAATATTCAAATTTTTTAAATGTTTTTTAGTTTGAAAATGTTTTATAATTTCACATTTGTTACGGGTTGAAACATTACATACCTCACAAAAATACTCATTATATTTTGGCACAAATTTATTAGAATTCAAATCATGTTTCTCCAAGATTAAATGATTTAAATATTCGCATTTGTTTACCCACAATTTATTACAACAATTATAATAGAAGTTCATAATATCCATTCAAACAAAATTTTTATATATTTTACAATCAAAAAAAGAAGTCTGATTTTCCTAAATAACATCTATTTTTCATGAAAAAACATCTTATTTTGAATAAATTTAGTATAATATCAGACTTTTTTTCGGATTTATTAATTTTTTTTACAAAAATACATAAAAAATTATGGTAACAAACAAAAATAATAATTTTGCCATTTACATCATTATGCTGTAAACCAGTTTTTCAAAAAAATGAAAAAAAAGTATTCCTAGAAAAATGAAATTTGGAGCATTTATAAATGTCCAAAAATGAAAAATCTCAAAATACTTTTCAAACGTCCAAAAAACCTCCTGCTCGATGAAAATATTTTTATTAAATAAATTATTAATTATTACCACTTATGGTTTATTATTATAATATTATTATAATAAACAACATTACAAGAACGGTTTATTTACGATCGATAACTGTTTCTTTTGCTACTGCTTTTATTATTTTGGGATAGTATTCATCACGTTTTGATCCTGCCATTGAATTCAAAGAAATAGTCATATATTTCAAACCTGTTTCACTATCAAGATCGTTACATTCTGGGTTCTCTAGTTTCCATTCTTGGAATTGTAAAAGACTTTTACGGGTAATTTCTTGGATAGCTCCACGCATTTTTTTATTGTCTTCTTCTTTTTCCCATTTATCATCGTCTTTGATGTACATGACTTCACGCTTAACATCGCTACAATGTATTGGGCGTTCAAATATGCTCAAATCTTTCATGCTATCCATAATAATTTTTGTAACACCCTTGACAAACCCGTTCTGGGCGTTATTTTCAAGATGTTCATTGGTTACTTCAACGTTGTCAATGAAATCGGAAAAGTTGATGGCATCTTTACATTTTTCATTAAGAAATATATTGATATTGAATTGAGAGTTATTGTTGTTGGAATGATTTGTTGAATTTGTCATAATATTACCAGGTGGATTTGTTACAAATTTTTCTATTAGTTGATTTGTAATGTTAGCTTTATTGTTTTGTTCTATTAATAATTTTTTTATTTCTTGATTTTCTTTTATTATATCAATAATCATATTTGAATCTATTATTGTAGATTCTATTTTGAAATTACAGTTTTTTTTATGTCTACATAAGTTATGTCTATTTGTGTATTCTTTACCACATTCACATTTGAATACTTTTGATACTTTTTCGTTATCATTTGTTATCATTTTATGTTTAGCAGTCAATAAATGTTTATTGTAATTACATTTGTAAAGCGTATTATAGTTACAATCAATACAATAATATTCAGTTGATTCTTTTGATACTTTTTTGTTATTCATTGTTATCTATAATCTGATAATATAAAGTATTTTTAAATACGTTTTTACAAAAATATATAAAAATTTTATGGTAACAAATAAAAATAATAATTTTGTAATTTACAGCATTATGCTAACAATCGTTTTTTTGAAAAAGTGAAAAAAAAAGTATTCCTAGAAAAATGAAAATTGGACATTTATAAATGTCCAAAAATGAAAAATTTCAAAATACTTTTCAAACGTCCAAAAAACTTCCTGCTCGATAAAATTATTTTTATTAAGTAAAATATCAATTGTTACCACTTATGGTTTATTTTTGTTATATAAATATAATATACAAATTTATAAGGTTTCTTTACCACATTCACATTTGAATACTTTTGATACTTTTTCGTTATCATTTGTTATCATTTTATGTTTAGCAGTCAATAAATGTTTATTGTAATTACATTTGTAAAGCGTATTATAGTTACAATCA